CGACTTTTTTAAGTGATCGACAAAGCCATTGCCATGCTGCAAGAAAAGCATCCTTGGATGACTTACGCAGAAGGCTTTGCTTTGATGATGGACGCTTATAACCGCTTTTTGCCATATAACGACAAATTTTGCGCAACCAAGACTTTGATTGGAATTAGTTTTGGGATCTTTTTGCGTGAAGACCGAAAGCAGCTCATGAATCGCTTGGCTGTAATTCAAGAGTGGCAACGTTGACATGTGCCTCTGGTCCAAAACCTTCATTCTTAATTACAGCCATGTCAAGCTCTGGCGTGGCTGCATCTGGTTTTTGATCAAACGACGCAAGCCATTCACGCAACGCTTGACCTGTTGGCGTTGAAGCTGGCCACTTTACAAATTTGAGCAGTGCTTTGTGGTCCGTAAACAGCTTTGATGTCTTGCCACATAAAACGGCATAAACAACAGGCGGCCCTTCCCTCATACGATTACGTTCAATCCAAAGCTGGCCAGCTGTAAAGCGATCTGATTTCATGCCTGAAATTCCTGAGATTGGAGTTCGTGATGTTGTTGTGCCAGAGATCCCAAGTTGGCAGTCAATTCCACCTCAAAGCATTCCAACAGAACCACCTGTGAGTTTAATGCTGGGTTTTCCAGTGCCAGTTGTTGATATGCCTGGTTGCGTTGAGACTCGTGACACTCAGCCTGGCAACGAAGACGCATACGACATTGATCCAAGAGGAAATTTCACGGTGTGTGACGGCACGATGCCTTCATACAAGCCGCTTGACTTTACGCCTGGCACGTTGACGTATGAAAGGACAGACCCTCCAGCAATTGACCCGACAGACATTGTCAAAAAAGAACCGGCTGAGGTCTCAAGTCAGCCGGTTAGTAATGCCTCTCCCCAGTTGCCGAGTGCGTTGCCCGACAACTTGAATTTAGACACAGAGCTGCCATGTCCGCCACCAGACGCAATACCTATTGGCGCTAAAAACAAATCTCAAACTTCTGTGATAATTGGTTACAAAATAATCAACGGCAAGTGTGAGGCACAAACGGAAGGTCTGCCGATGCTTTCCATCGTCAGCAATTATCTTCCTGGTGCGCCTATCGTGATTACGACGGCAACAATTGCAGCAACAGCGACGGTTTCAGCAATTGTGGCAAAACCGTTAGGTGACATTCTGCTTAAAACCGTAAAGCCAATCGTCAAAAAGACAATCAAAAAGATTAAGGAGAAGCTTGGGAAGAAGGTTGCTGTTGAGTCTGTTGCGGAGCGACGGAAGTTTCAGAGGTCCCTAAAGAAGTAGGGATTGTGTGTTTGTGGGGCGGAACAACACCAGGCGGATTGACTAGGACAACATCAGCGCAAATCGACCTGTAAGGCGAGTCAGGATGGAACATGATTCCTTGTTTCATAAGCTCTCCGCAGTTTTTAAGTCTGGCAACTTCATAGTTGAGCCTGGAATCAGCAAGCTTTGCGTCCAATAGCGCAACCTGTTTTTCTGCTGCTTTTTGGCAAGCGCGAACGTGTCTGCGATCTAACGGGATCGTGATTTGCGCTGTGATGCCGCCATTAATTGAGAAATTGTTTTTTTGACCTGTGCGAATCGGTTTATAGAAAAGGACATTGCCCGGATTATCGGGCCTGCCATCTGGGACGGGATTACCCTCCGGATCCAGCGCGCCAGTGATATCGAGAGTGTCGAAGACTGGCTCTTGATAGTGCGATTCATAAGGTTGCGCCCAACTTGTCGTACTACTTAAGAAAGGATTGATATGTAGTGTTGTTCCTGGGCAACTAAAGGTGTTGTATTGGAACGTAGCAGTACGAGAAGGCACGACTTGGACTGCCTGGTTTGTGACTGATCCAGAGCTATTAGCAACAGGTGCTGCAGTGCTGCTAACTTGCGCTTGCGCTGGAGCGGAAAGCAGCAAAAGCGTTGCTATAACTCGTCTCATTGCGTAAACGTGCTTGTTGTTTCAGTAATCGACTCGATGTCTGTGTCGCGATTAATCAAGGTATGCGTTGTCAAGCCTGGAGCCATCAAAGTTTCAGTAAACTGAAAAGCAGAGCCTTGATTGACAATATTCCACGCAGGCTTGTCTGATGGGTCTAAGCCACGCCAAACGCTTGTCACGCCATTCAAGGTATTGGTTGTTGTCGTCAAAGCGCGAGGTGCAATTTCGCCGCCTACTGGTGCAACATTAGTACCAGTGACAGTCAGCTGATATCCCGTGCGATATTCGTATGAATTGATTACTTCAGTGACCTTAGTTACAGTAGTAGTCGAAGAATTCAATACACCCTGCTGGAAATTTGGAACCACTGGTATGGCTGCCGCTGGGGCGGCTATTAACAACAAAAGCAATAACATCTTTTAGCGAATACTGAGTTCTTGGATAACTTGACCAATAGCAGAAGTACCAGCGCCGCCAGCAGTAATTGTAAGAGCGCCATCTGTTGCAATTGTTCCAGCAAGAGTGCCAGCAACGCCACCTGATGTTGTCGTAGTGCTGCCAAAAATAGGCAATGCTGGAACTACTCCTGAGTTGACTGTTGTCGAAAGGAGGCTTGGGACGTTGTCTCCTTCTGTATAGCTCTCGCTGTAACTAAAAGCATCACCAGCAGTGGTAACAGTAAAAGCGCCAGGAGTGTAGCCCAAGGCTGTGCCGGCACTATGAGTCTTAAGTACAGGCACAGTACCCAAAGTAACGTTAGAGCCTTGTACCGCCATTGAAGACGGGAGGCGCGTTGCGACTGATCCCGCTCCATCAACTGACAACGATACTGACGATTGAATTCTATGAACGATGTCCGCTTGCGCTGGCACGGCAAGGGTTCCCAAAATCAACAGCAGTGCAAAGCGTTTCATTTGGGCTTTTGGGTAGACGGCTGTTCCTTAATTGTAGGTTCTTCTTTTTTCTTTCTGTTGTTTCCAACGGCCAAACCAAAGGAAGCAGCCGTTCCAGACAAAATTGATGCTGGATAGGTTGGATCAAGTGACTGCTTAAAGACGCCAAGGTAGTTTGCGGTCAAGATTGCCATTGACCAGCCAAGCAGCACAATTTTGACAACATCACCCAAGCGTGAATTGCCGTCTTCTTGTTGCTTTTCAGTAGGCTCTGCCATGATGAAGGAGCGTTAAGGGGCGGTTTTCATGGTAGAAGTCTGGGCTGCCGTTGCTGGCGCGTCAATCACGGTGGCCGGCTTAGGAATCTCAGGATTCAACCGCCAAGGCCAGCAAGGCAGGGACTCTTTAGTTCGCTTGGCGACAGCAGTAGACAACCTGACTGGAAGGTTGGACATTTTGCACAATGACATCAAGACGAAAGACATGGAAGTCTTTGCAAGGCTGAATGAATTGGAGCGTTCAGTTGCACGTCTAGAAGGTCACACGGATCGGCATTAGACTGTTACCAAATGCAATCGTCCAATGCTTCTACTGATTCGTCCAATTTTGTTTCGTTTTTTGCAGTCCAAAGGCGTCAAGATTTTAGTTGTTGATTTGTTGACGGCGTATTGCAAGACAACGGACAACACTGTTGACGATAAATTGGTAGATTTTGTTACTCAAAATTTATTTCCAGGAACAAGACTTGAAAAGTAAAATCAGCGTCAATTTTGCTGGCAACGGGCGTTGCTTAGAGGCATGATCGGATTAATAATTATTTTTTTGCTTGTGACACTTGCTTTATTGCCGTTTTTTCAATTTTTTCGTGGCACCCCACACCAATTGGCAGCTATTAAAGAGTTTGAAGAGTCAATGCCGCCTGAATTATTGGAGGAAGATGCCGCTTGGTTTGAAGCCTGGCGGGCAAGTGGTATTGACCAGCAAGTCCTCATGCCTTACTTCACACAACTCGACAACCAAAGTGGCACTGGATATAGAGAGTGTTTCTCCAGTGCAGCTGCAATGGTGGCATCCTTTTACAAAAAGGTTAAAACAGACGATGAATACAACAAAATCCGTGCTCGGTTTGGGGACACCACTTCAGTAAAGGCTCAACTGCAAGCGTTACGAAGTCTTGGTTTAAATGCTGAGTTTCGTAAAGATGGTGACTCTGATCTTATTGAGCTAGAGGTTGAGCGTGGAAGACCAGTTTTAGTTGGGTGGCTAAACCACGGAAACTTGTTACGAGGCGAGTCACCAAGCTGTAGTAGCAATGGTTGTGGTCATTGGAGCGTGATCAGTGGGTATGCGGGAAAGCATTCCAACGATCCAGAATGGATCATGCAAGATCCACGTGGTTTGCCTGACATGGTGCAAGGCGGTCACAAG